GGAAAAGGGAATTCCAACAGTTTCGGTTCAGCTTGATAGGTGGGCAGGACTTGAACGGGAGTCAGATATTGGAAAGGAAGCGACTTGGTTTACAGAATTTTTGTTTATGGCTGATTTTTCCCCTGAAGCACAATTGCTCTATAAGAAACATAATCTTAATGCCTTTTATCTAAAGCCCGGTGTTGTTGAACGTGATTGTTATATTGATAAAAATTATGGTAATTTTATGTACGATGTTGTATTTGTCGGAAGTAGAGGGTATCACAAAGAATATCCGTTTCGGGCAGAGTTAGTTGATTTTCTTCAAAGGACTTATGGAGATCGGTTCGGGCATTACGGAAATGACGGTGAGGGAGTTGCCAGGGGTGAGGCATTGAATAGACTTTATGCGGTATCAAAGGTTGTAGTTGGTGATTCTTGTTTTGGAGGAAGACCCAGTTATGTAAGTGATCGGTATTATGAAACACGGGGAAGAGGCGGATTTCTTATTCATCCACGAGTTGAAGGTGTTGATTATGATGGGGTTGGCTTTTATCCAAAGGAAAATCTTAAACAATTGAAGAATACAATTGATTATTGGCTTTCACATAATGAGGAAAGGGAAAATATGCGATGGCGTGGATTCTCCCGTGTCCGTTTTCATGAAACATATACGCAACGAACTGAGGAAATGCTTTCTATTATATGCAAATAAAAGGAGTTGATATGGTTCCATGTCTATTAAATGGAGAATACAATATTATTCTTCCGAAGCATCGTGCAGATAGACCCGAATGGTATATGGAAAAGGGGTGGGAAAAAAAGAGGCTTGCTTCAATACATAAAAATATAGGTAAGGGTGATATTGTTTTTTATGTTGGATCTGAGGAGGGTGAGATGCCGGCACTTTGTCAAATGTGGGGGGCTGAAGTTGTTCTGTTTGAACCTAATCCAAGAGTTATTCCAAATACAAAAGCTATTTATGATGCAAATAATTTAAAACCACCTGCTGGATTTTTTGTAGGATTTGCTGCAAATGAAACAAATACTAAAGGTGAACCAGTATATCTTGATATGTTTCCTTTATGTGCTGATGGACCAATTATAGGGGATCATGGATTTAAAGAGCTTGCATATGAGGCAGATCATATTCCGACTATTAAGATTGATGATTTTGTTTTTAACACTGGTCTTATCCCGACTGCTATAACTATGGATTGTGAAGGTTCTGATTGGGAAGTTTTAAAAGGTGCTGAGGAAACACTTAAAAAGTATCATCCAAAGTTGTGGGTTTCATGGCATCCTGAATTTATGTTCCGTATGTTTAATGCTTATACGGGAGATGCCCGTAATTGGGTTAAGGATCTTGGATATAAAGAAGAATTTCTCGACTATCAGCACGAAGTTCACATATATTATGAGAGTAAATGAAGAAAAAGAGTATTGGAATAAAGCAGCAGGTGATCCTGATGTAGATAAAAAATATATTTGTGATGTATTAGATGATGCTTTTTTAAAAATTCTTGGTAATCCTAAAGGTAAAGTTTTGGAAATAGGGTGTGGTGTAGGTCGTTTAATGAAAGATGGTTATTATGGTATAGATATTTCCCATGAGATGATTGATATAGCCAAAAAAAGAAAACCTAATTGTCATTTTAAAGTAAATGATGGGAGAACTATTCCATATTCTGATAATTTCTTTGATTTTGTGTACTGTGTATTGGTTTTTCAACACATTCCATTAGATGCAGTTTTGGGATATGTTGAGGAAGTAAGACGTGTATTAAAAACAGGAGGTATGTTTATATTTCAATATATAGAAGGAAATGAAGATGAGCCATTCTCTAAACATCATTATCTTAGTCCAAGTGGATTTTTTCTTAAAAAGAAAAAAGGATTAATTCATCCACAATGGACATGGTTATTTTGTGAAAAGTATGAAGATTAATTTTCTATCAGTTAAAGATACGGTTCCGGCTTCTGGATATTGGGATCAGGCATTTATTATTGATCTCTTAAAGGATTTACCCGAAGGGAACAGAAAACCTGTTTTAATACCCGGAGCATATCAGGGGGATGTTATTGATAAGATAAATAAACAACTTTCATATTTTGAGAAAGTGATGGTTTTTATAACCAGTGATGAGGAAGGAAGATTTGATTGTCGTAAACTTTCACATCCCGATATGCTTCATTATCATCAGTATGGTATATGCGATAGAGTTATTCCGCTTGGATATACAACAGAAACCCGGAAACTCGCCTCATCAATTGGACTCTTAGATAAAATAGTACCGTTTTTTTTCTCAGGTCAGATAACACATATAAGACGTGAGATGATGGCTGCACGACTTGGTGAGTTATCGGGTATTTACTTTTATCCGACAGATGGTTTTGCACAGGGTATGGATCAGCAATCGTATTTACAATTTATGGGACAAACTCAATATGCTCCTGCTCCTCCCGGACCCATATCACATGACTCTTTTCGTTTGTACGAAGCGCTTGAATACGGAGCAATTCCAATAGTTGATACAATTGCCCCCGGTGGAAGAGAGGGATATTGGGATAAACTTTTTCCAAATGCCCCGTTTATAAAAATTTCTTCATATAACGAGTTATTGGTACTTCCGAAATGGACTCAGGATCAAGCAAATAAAGTATATGCGTGGTGGATTGGTGAAAAGCAACGGTGGAAAGATAGATTACGGTTTGAACTTGAATGTCCGCTTGATGCAATAACAGTAGTTGTTCCGACTTCACCTATTCCCTCACATCCGTCAACTGAGATTATAGATCAGACCATTAAAAGTATCCGTTATCATACCGATGCAAAAATTCTTATTACCATTGACGGAGTGCGTGAAGAACAAAAGAATAGAACTGAGGCATATAGATTATATACTCAACGTTTACTTTGGAAATGTAACTTTGAATATACAAATGTTGTGCCTCATATTTTTGATACGCATGTTCATCAATCAGGAATGATGGAAAAAGCACTTGAAATAATAGATACTCCACTTGTTCTTTATGTAGAACATGATACACCTCTTGTAACTGATATGGATATAGATTGGGAGAAGATCTCATTACGAGTTTTAAACCGTGAAATGAATGTAGTTCGTTTCCATTATGAGGCAGAAATTCCAAAAGAACATGAATATCTTATGCTTGAGAGGAAAGATGATTTTTTGCATACAAAACAGTGGAGTCAAAGACCTCATATAGCAAATACGGAATTTTATCGTGATGTAATGCGGTTTTTCTCGCCTGAGTCTAATTGTTTTATAGAAGATAGATTATATGGAAAGTGTATTGAAGGAAAGGCTGATGATTGGAAGGTATATATTTATACTCCTTCTGGAAATATTAAGCGTTCATTAAATCTTGATGGTCGTTCTGATGATGTGAAATACGAAAAAGAACAAATATGGTAAAACTCGGATTTTTAGCATATGCAAATTCAGGCGGTCTTGGAATACAGTCTAAGCGGTTATGTGAACTTCTTAATCCGGATCGGGTACTTGTTATAGATTCACGGGGTTTTTCTCAAAATAAAGATCTTAACCTTTCATGGTATGAGAAGTATCAAACATTTAAAACAGAACGAGGTTTTCCTACTGATTCCGAAGTTGATGCTTTTTTACAGGGATTAACTCATGTATTTATACTTGAGAACCCATATAATTTTTATCTTCCGTGGAAAGCAAAACAACTTGGTATTAAAACATATTGTCAAGTAAATTATGAATTCTCTGAGAATATGGAAAAGTTGTATCTTCCAAAACCTGATTTATTTCTTGCTCCTTCATATTGGAAATTAAAGGAAATGAAAAGTGTATTGAAAAATGTTGAATATCTTCCTCCACCTATTGATCCTGAAGAATTCCGTGAAGTACGGGAAATAAACTTTGCTAGGAAAGGCAAGAAGCGATTTTTACATGTTATTGGTACTCTTGCATATAAAGATCGGAATGGAACTCTTGATCTCCTCAAAGCTGTTAAACAATCAACATCTGATTTTGAACTTGTTATAAGAACACAACATGAAATTCCAATTGAATATTTTCTTGATGATCCACGGGTTATATATGATTATCAGAATATAGGAAGTAATGCCGAATTATATCGTGATTTTGATGCAGTTATTTTGCCCCGTAGGTATGGGGGATTATCTCTTGTTATGAATGAGGCTCTGATGGCAGGACTTCCGGTTATCATGACTGATATAGAACCTAATAATTGCATTTTACCTAAGAGTTGGCTTGTTAAATCTAAATATAAATCACAGATTGTAGTTAAATCTATTATTGATGTGTACTCTGTAGATGTTAATGAACTAACGAAAAAGATTGATTGGTTTGTTACTCAGGATTTAAAACGAGAGGCATATAATATAGCGCTTGATAATTTTTCTTTTGAAATATTAAAACCAAGGTATGATGCTATTTTTTCTTAACAATTGGAAGTCCTGTATGTGTTTCTTTAATTGTTAGATGTATTGGTAATTCCGGAAGATAATCTTCTTTTTTTTCACGTCTGAAAAAGTATGATCGTGCTGTAACTTTATTTCGTGGTAAAGTAATGATTCTGCTATGTAGGTAATAAGTAATTCCTTTAGAGTTTACAAATTTCATAATCGTAGTGTACCACCGTACTTGATTCTTGTCAAATATTAGTGTACTGTTATTGGTATGCAACCAATGGGTATAAGTGAAGCAGAATCAAAACGTGTAATGGAAACATTCATGGAAATGAAGAAGCAAGCACTTGAAGATCCTGTATATTTCATTGATACCTTTTGTTATACATTTAATCCAAAACAAGAACCATTCCATCTCCGTTTTAAATTATTCCCCTTTCAAAAGCGTCTTGTCCGTGATTTAGTATCTGCTATCCGTAATGGTGAGGATGTATTTATAGATAAGACACGGGAAATGGGTGTATCTTATACGATTCTTGCAACACTTTTATGGTTTTGGCTTTCCGAACCTGCTTCAAACTTTTTGATAGGTTCACGAAAAGAAGATTATGTTGATAACAGGCGTGGCGGAACTACGGGAAATAAGGAAGAGTCACTATTTGGAAAGATTGACTATATGCTTTCCAGACTCCCTTCATTTTTGTTACCTGAAGGATTCAACAAAGATAAACATTTTACGTATATGTCACTTGTTAATCCTGCCAATGGTAATGCCTTATCAGGAGAATCCTCAAATCCTAATTTTTCAAGAGGAGGTCGTCAACGGGCAGTATTTTTAGATGAATTTGCTTTTTGGGAAGAAGGAAATGCCGTATGGGGAGCAACTGCTGATACTACCAATTGCCGTATTGTTGCAACGACTCCCGGAATTAAACCTTCTAAAGCAAAACGGTTACGGTTTGGAAAAGATGGAGAGAAGATAAAGGTTATTACACTTAATTATGATCTTGATCCAAGGAAAAATAAGAAGTGGCTCGAAGATCAGAGATCAAGACGTTCAACCGAGGATTTTTCCCGTGAGATTATGGTTAATTGGGAAACTTCTATTACAGGTCGTGTATATCCTGAACTTGAATCTGCTGCATATGGTGATTTTCCATTTATTTTGAATCAACAGTTATTTTGTTCATGGGATTTTGGGTTAGATGGAACTTCACTTTCTTTTTGGCAGCAAAACCCTGCTAATGGAAAATACCGTGTTATTGATGCGTATGAAAAATCAGATCAACCTATACAATTCTTCTTTCCATTATTCGGAAAACCGATAGATTCTAAATTCCAATATGATGATAATGATCTAAAAGCTATTAATCAGATTTCACAGTATCCACGGGCAATCCACTTTGGAGATCCTGATGTGAATAAGCGTTCTATTCTTACCGGAACTTCAACAAAACAAGAACTTGAAAAAGTAAAGATATATGTGCAATCATTAACAAAGAATGATTTTTATTCAAGGCGTGAGAAAACGAAAGTTTATCTTCAGAAGGGTATTGAGATTAATGCAAGTGCAAGAACTGATTATTTCTTTGAAGCTGTCAAATCTGCCCGGTATCCGCAACGTGAAGAAACATCTCAAGCAACAACTCCAATCTCCCTTCCGATACATGACTGGACTTCTCATGCCAGGACTTCTATGGAATACTTTTTTATTAATATAGACAGACACCGTGATATTCCAACAGAAGTACCTTCTTGGGCGGATTCTAAGGGAAATTGGCTTACATCACGGTTTAAGGTAACAAGAAGGAGGTGATTGTTATGAACGAATTTAACGAAATACGAAAATTAGAACAAGAAAAAGAAATGTCTAACAATATTAAAATTCTTGTTGAGGAAGTAAGAAAAGTAAATGAAGCATTAATAGAAGTTAAAAAGACACAAACGATCATAAGACAAGATTTGCGGAATCTTGATAAATTACGACCATTAAAAAATACTGTAGAAGAATAATATGAGTTTTGTAGATGTATCGGTGTTAGTTACATGCTTTAATAAAGAGGCTTATTTGGCTGAATCTATTGATTCGGTATTCCGTCAGACAAAATCTCCGAAAGAAATAATATTGGTTCATGACGGATGCTATGAGGCACAGGCATATGATGATGTTGAAACTATTATTCTTAGAAGAAATTATGGCGTTGCTTATGCACGTCAAAAAGCCTTTTTGAATTCAACAGGTAAATTAATCCTCTTTTTAGATGGTGATGATGTTTTATCTCCTGATTATATAGAAAATACGATTCTTACTATTTATGATGGTGCGGATATTGCATATTCTAATACATATTTTTGGGGATCATCTCCCTCAGTTGTAAATACTCCTCAAGAATTAACTCCTGAATATGTATTTGAACATAAAAAAACGACTATCAATTCTGCTTCTCTTATAAAGCGTGAGGTATATGAACAGTTACAGGGATTTCGGGAATTGAAAGCACATGAGGATGTTGATTTTTATCTTCGGGCATTATCAGAGAATTTTATCCTTAAAAAAGCAAATACACTTTTATGGTATCGTCAAATTCCAGGCAGTAGAAGTAGATATGAGGGAGTAGAGGAAAAGACAGTTTTCAATAAGATACTTGACCAATTTACTATCACAGAACAGAAGGTGGTGTTAAACGATGGCTAAAAAATTTAATTTCTTAATGATACCAACAATGCCCGAATCTAAAAATTTTAGTGAATATTCTGATGATGGCGAATTTGATAGAAGTGATGATGGAAATGAGGAAGATAGTTTTTATTCTAAAGTAAATGCTGAATCTATATTACTTCAAATTCTTTCTACATTAAATGATAAACAAAAAATTGTACTTCTTTATCAAGTAGTCCGTGAACTCGGATACGATCTAACACATGAAGAATGTGCGAGAACATTATCAATGGGAAGGGTAAATTACATGATGTTCTTGCGTGAAGTACGCAAACGTGCAAAAAAAGTTGCACTTGTTCCTGAACAGATATAGATAATAAAAGATATACTTAAAGTAAGATATGGCAAAAACCAGTGATAAACGCTATGCTGAAATCGTACATCAGCGATATTTAAAAGCCCGTGATCTTGCTGAGGATGTATTTGACCGAGTAGAAATTAACCGCAATCTTTATAAAGGATACATTGATACTGCAAATAACTATGAATGGGATTATTCACTTGTAGATCAACAGGTTTTTCCTCTTATAAGAAATTATATCGCTAGGTCCAATCCTGCGATGACAAAAGTACGTATTGAAGCTCGTAAGCCTGAAGATTTTGAAAAACGTCAGATAAATCAGGATTTTGTAAATTGGGAGATCAATGAACTTCCACTTGCTACTCTTTTAACACGGGCATTTTTCTCAAACTATATAGCAGGTAAAGCGTATTTCAAAACAGGATGGAAATATGATCCAAGAGTTGTTGTTAAAAATGGTGATTATGAATATGAGATGCGACCTCTTATTAACCGGGCAGATTTAAAGTTTGTAAGGTTCAATAATATTTTAATTCCAAACCGTAATATTCCTTCACTTGCAGAACAACCATATTATATTGAACTTGAACAACTTCGTATTGGCGATATGATAAAGGATAATGAATCGTATGGGTATGAGTATTGGGATAAGAAGTTTATTGAAAAGTTAAGAAAAGCAGGTGTTACTTCTAAAGAACTTGATTATGAAGCACAGTTTGTAACTGATCCCGATACACTTGATGAAATATCATTTATGGCTGCAACCTTTCCCGTTGCGTGTATGCACACCTTAGAAGGTGATGTTATTTATATTCCCTTAGTTGGTGATACTGATACGATTATTAATAAAGAGCGTGAAAATCAGTATTGGCATGGTCATTATCCGCTTATTGATATGACTGCTTTCCCTGAAGATGATGAGTATTATTCAATGTCAGTTGTTGATGCAGTTGGAGATTTGCAAATTGCCGGTACTGAAGTATTAAATCAGGGATTAACCAATATCCGGTCTTTGAATAATAACATGTGGATTGCAGGAGCATCTCAGGCAACAACTCCTGATTATATGTTTAAACAACGACCATCAGGAATTATTAGAACATCAGGTGATGCAAGTGAAATTGTTCCGGTAAGACCGAATGATGCAACAACTTCAATTCTTCGTATGGGTCAGGAACTTTCAACTAAGTTTGAACGTGCAGGTGGTATTTCCTCACTTTATTCATCGGGATCTGCTGCTACAAAGTCTGTAAATCAAACAGCTCGTGGCGCACAGATTATAGATCAAAATATTGAAACCAATGTTCAAATGATTGTTGATCTATTCGGAGAACAATGCTTAAAGGTTGTTGGAGATCATTTTATTGAACTAAATCCTCAATTTGTAACTGAAGAACAGACTTTTGCTATTACAGGTAAAAAGGGAGTCCGGGAACTTCTTACAATTGCTCCTGATCAAGTATCTGCAAACTTTGATGTATATACACTTCCTGAATCTATGATCAAACAAACTCCTGCTTCACGCCAGGCATCACTACAGAATCTTATAACTGTTATAAATGCTGAGGCTCCGAAAGCTGGAGTATCAGTTGATATTGCTCCATTACTTGAAAATTTGATTGATTCATATCCTGAGATGGAGAATATAGAAGATATTGTTGTATCACTTGATGAAAAGGCAGAACGTGATATAAAGATGTTAGAACGGGGTCAGATGCCTGATATAAAGGCTCGTGATCCGCATCTTGAATTAACACAGATTGTTTCTATTCATTATGAGGATAATCAATTGTTATATGCTCCTGAGATTCAAGAACTCTTTACTTCATATGTTGAAAAGCATATCCGCTTTATCCAATCTGAAAAAGAAGTCATGGCTATGGCACAACCACAATTACCAATGGCAGGTAGTCCTGATCAACTGACACAATCTATGGCAGGAGAACAAGTTGTTCCTCCTGAAGGTGGCGGTGAATTAGAACAATATGATCTTGGTACAATAGGAGGATCACAAGCAGGAGTATAAAATGACATGGGAATTATTGAAAGAATTAGTTCAGTCACTCATTAACAGTATTCAAAATACTGGAATATCTGCTGTCCGGACACTGAATAAAACAATCACTACACACACATATCCTGTTACTATTAAAAATCCCGTTAAGAAAGTAGAAGTAGCAGGTTCGGTAAGGGTAACAAATCCTTCAAATAATAAAGATGTAATCATTACATTAAAGGAATTGAAAAAAGCACTTCTTCCATATAAGAGTATAAAAGTAGAAAACTTTCCAAAACAGACTCCATTTCCGAAATTTCCTGAATTTCCTAAAAAGATAGAGGTATCTAATCAACAGGATAAAGTTCAGGTGACAAACTTTGATGGTATTGTAAAAGCATTATTTGAGGTTCAAACACAAGTTAAGAAGCTAAAACTTGATCCGAAGATTCAGGTTAATGCTCCAATTATTCCTGCTCCTATTATTCATGTAGAAAAAACACCTTCACCTACAGTAAATGTAGAAAAACCCGATCTATCCGAGTTTAAAAGGATTATGGTATTTTTAGAAGGACTTGATGCTAAAAATCCACTTGCTGTAAGACTTTCAGATGGAAAAGCCTTTTATAGGGCAATTGATAAACTTGGTGAGCTTTATACTGCAAATACTGAATCTCCATTTCAGGATATACGGAATCAATCTGCACGACCTATGGTTAATAGAAATGGAGAACTTCAAGTTACAATTAGTGATACATGGGATGGAAATGATGTTGATAAGGTTTCATCAACTCTTACTTATGCAGGAGAAGAAAGTGTTGATGGAAAATGGAGAGTTAGGAAAATAACAAAGTCGGGAACTATTACTTCTATTCGTCATGCAACAATTCGTAATAATCCTACTTATTTGGATTATGAATCTGCATGGGGTGATCGTACAAATTTGAGTTTTGAATACGCAAGGGAGGCATTATAATGGGAGGAATTTTTGGAATACGTCAATTATTAGATGATGCAATAGTCCTTGAGTTTGCAGGAGGTATTAATCATCGTGGAGAATATGATAACGGTACAGAATATATATTAGGTGATGCTGTTGAATATCAAGGTTCTTCATATGTTGCATATCAAACAACTACAGGAAACCTTCCTACAAATGGAACTTATTGGTATCTTTTAGTAGAAAAGGGAGATACAGGTGTAAAAGGTGATACTGGAACTAAAGGTGACACTGGAGCAAAGGGTGATACTGGTGTAGCGGGTGCGAAGGGGGATACAGGTGCAACTGGAGCCAAGGGAGATACGGGAACTTCTGGAGCCAAGGGAGATACGGGTACGGCAGGTGCTAAGGGTGATACGGGGGTAACCGGTGTTAAGGGTGATACCGGAACAGCAGGTTCAGCAGGAGCAAAGGGTGATACAGGGACTAAAGGAGACACTGGAGCAGATTCTACAGTTGAAGGACCGCAAGGCGATACCGGTGTCAAGGGTGATACTGGCGTAACGGGAACTTCTGGAGCCAAGGGAGATACGGGTACGAATGGAGCCAAGGGTGATACTGGTACGACTGGTGCTAAGGGAGACACAGGCGTTAAGGGAGATACTGGTGCTAACTCTACAGTTGCAGGACCAAAAGGTGATACTGGTACTCATGGTGATACGGGAATTGAAGGGACTCAATATCCATGGCTTGGTCCTTGGGAAACTGGTTTTTCTTATTCTATTAACGATTGTGTTGAATATCAAGGATCAGGTTATGTTTGTGTAGAAGCTCATACATCAGGAACTTTTGCTACTGATTTGGCTGCAGACAGATGGCAATTATTGGTTGCCAAAGGTGATACTGGAGTAACTGGAATACAAGGTGTTACGAGAACTTCCGGGG